CCCAATCCACCTTTTCTCCTCCGCCTTCTGCGGCGAGTTCGATATTTGTTTGGCATTATATATATTATATATTATATAATCCTTTTCAAAGTCCTGTTATCAGTTGCAGAGGGCGACGACGCCGGCGGCGGCGGCGGCGCCTCGTGCGGCCCTTCTTCTTTTTCTTCTTCTTTGTTTTCTTTTTTTTCTTACGCGCTTCTTTTTCTAATAATTTATCCGCAGGTGAATAACGCAAGAAATACCACTCATATTCCTTGCTGCCTCTCTTATTTTTCAATTCCTTATATAATCCTGTCTTTTCTTTACGGATGCTTTCTAATGTAGCTTGATTACCATAACAATCAATGCTAAAACGTTTCAGGATACCTCTCTGCGAGAGACTATTAGCACGTTGTACATCAAATAAATATTCACTCATACATAAGAGTCGTTGAGGATCATAATCATCTCGATCAGCATAGAGAAAAGCTAAATAAAAGCTAAGCATTGTATCAATGGTCGCTATCTTAATACTTCTATTGTATTTATGAAGTATATTATAACTATGGCAACCCAATGGCTCATAGATAGTCACCAATGTTTCGTCAGCAGCCCGAACTTCATATGCCTGTGATACAATTTCGCCTACCGGTTTTTTTTTAATTATTTTCACTTTTGTAATACCGGCATCCTTTAAATTCCTAGCTAATGTTTCTGCCGTTTGCTCTGGATCTTCTGACAAGACATCAAAGTCAGGAACCAGTAGAACCTTTTTGTCATGAAAGTATTTATTATGACGCAAATATAATCGATTCGCAAATCCACCAAAAAAAACAACACCTTGATTAATAAGAGAATCACGGGTGATCAAAAAGATTTTCTTTTCTTTAAACCCACCGGGCTGATCAAACATGCGCTGAATCTCTACGCTATCACAATCACGCCCCTTTAGAGGATAGACTTTATTCAATAAAAGAAGGCGTTTTAACACCTTTTCCCATCTTGATGTATCACCCTTTGGTCTAGACAGCTCTAAGTACATAGCCATGCGCAAATAGTCAGGCGGCGCGTAATGAATTCCCGCCTTGACAATGCTATGTTTTTTAATTGAATTATATAGCGCTTTGGGGGCAAATGTAATATCTGCAACTGGAATAAAGTTGACAAATACTTTAAATGTTCCACCATGCATCCCAGATTTCGCTTCTACTTCGGTAAAACCTTCTTTTGTGTAAATATCAGCAAGTGCCTTGGCATCTTTAAGTGGTTCAGGAGAGAAGAAATCATAATCTGGGAGTTCTATGTCCTTATGATAGAATTGAAATTCTGTAGGCAAAATGTTATTAATAGCCGTTCCGCCATAGCAAACTCGTTTTTTATTGCGCAGAAATTTTTCAACGATTTCAATTATTTTTTGCACTGATGGTGTATGCAATAATTTCTCACCTTCCCGCGATTGAACCTTATCAACTGCAGCGCGAAGAATGGCTAGTTCACAATCCTCAAAACTTAATTTCTTGTTGCCCTGTATACATTCTTTGGGATATTTCATACTTAATATAAGTAAATATAAAATTAAATGCTACCACTAAATTGTGGCATGGAGATGCTGCGTGGCGCATAGGAAAGCGAAGGATCTTGTGGTGGCGGTTTCTTGATAGTAGTAGGCTGGTAGCGAAGATTTGCGGGTTTCAACACAAAGGCTGAATTCGCAAAGAATTTCAGATAATATTCAAGGTTCGCGTCCAGATTTTGATAGCTCATGCATGTAAATTGGCATCCATACTTCTGTTGTAAGGCAGCGTTTTGGTTTGTATCTAGCGAATTTAAATCTGGCAATACAATAGACATATTTTTCTTATTATGTTCCATTAACTCATTCATATCAGAGGCATATTCTACATTGTGTTCACGTAATCCTCTTACAAAGTTACCACCTGAAACAAGATTGATCAGCTCCTCTAGCGGTGTACCGCGGAAATTCTTTGTAGGATTATCACATATAATACAGATTTTGCCCCTAAAGTCCATAATGGGCTTATTTGTAATGTTCTCTCCATGAGACTCGTCAGCAAATTCGGCACTAGATTGTGCAAGCAAATTATTGAAATTAGATGTCAATGCTTTTGTTATCTTTTTGTAAATATCAATATTATTTGACTTGACGCGCAAATGAAGAAATAAAGGATCTTTAGGATTTGGACATGCTGAGGACAATGCATAGCTATTTACCGCCTGAAAAACTTCACCAATAGGTATACTATTATATGTCCCCTTGAAATGGAAATTCTGGATAGGACTTGCAGCTACTACCGCATCGCCCTTGTATGAATATATCTCAAAGTCCAAAAAACGCACACCACGTTTAATAACATTGCGCAATGCATCTAGGGAAACATAATCATCCAGAAAATCTCCCGGGCAACAAGAATTATAACTCGACGCGATGTAGTAGTCGCGCAGCTTGTATTGAGCAGCACCGGTAGTCCCAGTTAGCGGTGATAAAGTAATGGGCACCGTGGCTAAAGCCGTATTCATATTCTTAAGATCAATAGACTCCTTTTTCATTTGATACCTATAGTAATAATAAATACCCAAAACTACAATTGCTGCTGTAAACCATAAGAACCATCGCAACATTGTATATCTGGCAATACCTTGAGCCTTCAATTCATTAAACATCTCTTTAGTTGTTTCATAAATAGGGTTTGTGGGGGCTGGCATATATATATATTTTATATATTTTAATAATGATCCTAAATCAATGAATTAGTATTTAAAATAATTTTATACTTATAATTTAATGGCAGGAGGTCTAATGACATTAATTTCTGAAGGTCCGGAAAACGTTATCTTAAATGGAAATCCTAAAAAAACCTTTTTCAAAGCAACATATAATAAATATACTAATTTTGGTATGCAAAAATTTCGCCTTGATTATCAAGGACAACGGCGTCTGCACTATGATGAACCGACTGAATTTATTTTTAAGGTTCCACGCTATGCTGATCTTATCTTCGATACCTATGTAGTGGTCAATCTGCCTCATATATGGAGCCCACTATTTTGGAATGAGGATGCTTCAGGAAACTGGGCTGAATTAGGATTTCGTTGGATTGATAATTTAGGTGCTGAAATGATTGAAGAGATACAAGTCTATAGCGGCGGCAGTGTTCTTGCGCAATACCCCGGTGAATGGTTATATGCAATGGTCCAGCGCGACTTTAATGATGCAAAAAAAGAACAATGGAATAAAATGACCGGCAATGTTCCAGAACTCAATGATCCAGCAAATGCCAATGGACGAGTAAATTCATATCCTAATTCAGTTAACGATGGAAGCTGTAACCAACTTGAACCTTCCATCCGTGGAAGACAATTATATATACCCTTGGATTCTTGGTTCTGCGCAGAAAGTAAAACGGCGCTACCTTTGATAAGTTTACAATATCAACCAGTATATATTAAAATAATTTTCAAATCAATTGCGGATATATTCAGGATAAGGGATGTTCACGATCCATCAGGCAACTTTCCATACATTTCGCCGAAATTAAGTACTGAACTGAATAATATATATCGATTCTTGTGTCCCCCTAATGTGCAGTTTGCGCCAGGCGGTGGTATCGTCGATGCAAGTCAAAATATATATCCAAATACTAGGCAAGATTGGGATGCTGATATTCATCTTATCGCCAACTACGTATTTCTCTCACTCAATGAAAGACGATTGCTTGCTGCTAGTGATCAAACCTTTCTAATCAAAGAAACACATACCCATGATTTTCTAAATGTTACTGGGTCAGCGACAGCAGAAATTCAAAACGGGCGAAATATGGCGGCAAGCATGATGTGGCGATTCCGACGTAGCGACGCAAATCTGCGTAATGAATGGACTAATTATTCAAATTGGCCTTATACGGGCGTATTGCCTGTACAACCGAGCAATCCGCCGGCGGGCGGCGGCGGGGCAGGTCTCGGGATACCCGCGGATATTGTCTATTATAATTGTTTGCAAAGTCAAAATATAAAGGATATTATGGTAGATATGGCAATTCTTATGGATGGAAAATATCGTGAAGATGTATTTCCCGCAGGATTATGGACATGGGTAGAAAAATATATTCGAACTACTGGCAACGCCAAGGACGGCTTATATTGCTATAATTTCTGTTTGAATAGTAATCAGCGCGAATATCAACCTTCAGGAGCAATGAATCTTAATAAATATAAAAAAATACACTTGGAATTCAACACTGTGCAGCCGCCGCTAAATCCTAATTCCAATTTTAACGTTATTTGCGATCCGTCGGGCGCAATTATTGGTGTTCGTAAAGAAATTTGGCAACAAAATGATTATAATTTTGACTTACGCGTCTTCGAGGAGAGGTACAACGTCCTCATCATCAGCGGCGGACATGTAGGCCTCATGTATGCGCGC